ATTTAAAACAGATTTTTCAGGAGGTCCTACAGCAGCAGTATCTTATTTCCCTGTAGGTAAACCAGGTGATGGATTTGGTACAAACTATCTTAAGGATAGAGTAGGTAGAGATGCTTATACAAGATGGCAAAGCTGGTCAAAGTATATTGCAACAAGAGTTGGATACGAATTTGTAAGTTATTTAGGAGCAGAGATATCTGCACCACAATCAATAGACGAACCAACAAAAATAAAAGATGGTGAAATAATGAATGAAGGTCTTTTGTTAGAAGGTGGAGCATACGGTCACATGTCACATCCATTTGACGATAAAGGATTGAAGTTTGGAGACTTTAAAAATATTATCGATATTTCACTTCAAGGCAGACTAGATTTAAAAAATGCTGCAACTGAAAAAACAGACGGTCAAAATCTATTCATTACTTGGAATTCAAAGCTTCTAGCAGCTAGAAACGCAGGCGATATAAAGCGAGGCGGTGTTGATTCTAAAGCAATAGCATCTAAATTTGCAGGAAGAGGTAATATAGAAAAGGCATTTAATTACGCAATGAATGATTTGTCAAATGCAATAGGAAGTCTAAGCGATAAACAAAAGAAAAAAATATTTGATGACGGTAACAATTGGGTAAACATGGAAATCATGTACCCTGCATCTGCAAATGTAATTAACTACGACGCACCAAATCTTCAGTTTCATAATGTACTTCAATACAAAGAAGGTAAACCTATAGGAGCTGTAAGTGATGGAGCGAGAATGTTAGCAGGAATGATTGCACAGGTAAATAAAAATGTACAAAAGAATTTTTCTATAATAGGTCCTCAAATACTTAAAGTAAAACCTAACCAAGATTTTGGTGCTAAGAAATCTTATTTTATTAACAAGCTTGCTAAATTAATGTCAAGGTATAACATGACTGACAATAATACTTTTGCAGAATATCATCAAGCTTGGTGGTCTGAATTTATAGAAAATAAAATAGGTGCTGTTGACAATAACACTAGAATAGGATTGATAAAACGCTGGGCATTTTTTGACAAATCATTTAGACTTGACAAGAAAAACTTTGCTGATGAAGACTTACTTAAAAAGGTAAAGCAGTTTGACAAAATAAAACATGCTGACCAAGTTAAGAAAAACATGCTTCCATTTGAATTGCTGTTTTTTGAATTAGGAGTTGAGGTGCTTAAAAACGTAGAAGGTTTCCTTGCAGCAAATCCAGACAAAGCAGTTCAAAGTATTAGAAAGCAAGTGCAGAAATCGATATCGGTTGTTAAAAAAGCAGGTGATATAAAAAGAATAAATAGGTTATCACAACAACTAAATAAACTAAACTCAATAGGAGGTATGGATGCAATAGTACCTAGTGAAGGTTTAGTATTTATTTATAAAGGCAAGACTTATAAACTGACAGGAGCATTTGCACCAATAAATCAAATTACAGGTCTTATATATTTTTAAAGGTTATATATGAAAAAATTATCTAGAAGTAAAGTTCAGAGAATGAGAAATCTAGTATCTGGAAAATATGGTGACAAGACATCAACAAGTACAGGTTATAAATCTTTTAATAAGAAAAGAAAGGAAGGTGACGTTTGGGAAGAAGACGGTAAGACTTGGACAATAAAAAACGGAATAAAACAAAACAAGACTAGACTAAAAAAAGCAAAGCAGTTTTTAAAGACACCTTTGACATGTCCTAAATGCAACACATCAATGAATCACCATGCTCATAAAAAAATGTTTAGAATACACGGTCACTGTCTTATGTGTCAAACAAAATTCGAAACAAAGCTAATGGTAAAAAATGAATATAAGTTGTGGCTTGAAAAAGAAGTAAGAAAAAACTTTGATTCTTGGAAACAAGAAAAACAAGAGCAATTTAATATATGGTTTAGTGAATTAGAATCTGAAAAATATATAACAGAGTCAGGCCAAGTAGAAAGTTGGTCAAAGATAACTGATGAATCAAAACAGCGTCTAGTAAGTGAATACGAAAAATGGATAGCTGAAGAAAAAGAATTAATGGAAAAATTAATAAAGGAGAATAAAGATGAGCATAATAAGTAAAATATTTTCAAGTGGTGCAACAGAACTTGTAAAAGGTGTGGGTGGAGTTATAGATAACCTTCATACTTCAAAAGAAGAAAAACTTGAAGCAGAACAAAAGATAAAAGAACTTATTGCAAGTTACGAAATAGAAATGGAAAAAAATATCACTGACAGATGGAAAGCTGATATGAATTCTGATTCTTGGTTGTCTAAAAACGTACGACCTATGGTGCTTATATTTTTAGTTGTATGTACAGTTCTTATGATATTTATCGACGCAGGAACAATTGCATTTGAGGTAGAACAAAAATGGACAGACCTACTTCAGTTGGTGTTGATGACTACAATTGGTGCATATTTCGGTGGTAGAAGTATTGAAAAAAGAAGTAAAAAATAAAGTACTTTAATTATATACATATATATTTATATATAGGTTATGGCAAATAAAACAGTAAAGCAGGCATTAATAGAAGAATTCAAAAGGTGTTCACAGGACCCTGTGTACTTTATGAAAAAATACTGTTATATACAACACCCTCAAAAAGGAAAAATAAAGTTTGACCTATTTCCTTTCCAAGAACAATCACTAATAGAGTTAAATGATAACAGGTTTAATGTAATACTTAAATCTAGACAAATGGGAATATCTACACTTACAGCAGGTTATTCTGTTTGGAATATGATATTTAGAGAAGATTTTAATGTATTGGTTATTGCAATAAAACAAGACACTGCAAAAAATCTTATTACTAAAGTTAGAGTTATGCATGAGATGTTACCTTCCTGGCTTAGAGTTGGTACTGAGGAAGATAACAGGCTTTCACTAAGACTGAAAAACGGCTCTCAAATAAAAGCTGTTTCATCTGCACCTGATGCTGCTCGTTCTGAAGCACTGTCATTGCTTGTAATCGATGAAGCTGCATTTATAGATAAGATAGAAGAAATATGGACATCGGCACAGCAAACACTCGCAACAGGTGGTTCTGCAATATTACTTTCAACGCCAAATGGAACAGGTAATCTATTTCATAAAACGTGGGTAGATGCCGAAAGAGGAGATGGCCAGTTTAATCCTATAAAGCTACATTGGTCAGACCATCCAGAAAGAGACCAGGCATGGAGAGATATGCAAGACGAATTACTTGGACCTAAGATGGCTGCTCAAGAATGTGATTGTGATTTTGTATCTTCTGGTAACACTGTAATACCTGGTGATTTATTAACATGGTATGTTGACAATATGGTACAAGACCCTATAGAAAAACGTGGTGCAAATGAGGAGCTTTGGATATGGGAATATGCAGATTATACAAAATCATATATGGTAGTAGCAGACGTTGCTCGAGGTGATGGTAGTGACTACTCTGCATTTCACGTAATTGATTTAACAAATATGGTACAGGTTGCAGAATTTAGAGGACAGCTTGGTACAAAAGAATTTGGAAATTATCTTGTCAATATAGCTACAGAATACAACGAAGCTTTATTAGTAGTAGAAAATGCAAACATAGGTTGGGCAGCAATACAGCCTGCGATAGATAGAAATTATAGAAATCTATACTATACGTTTAAACATGAAGGAGTTCATGATGCTGCAACGCAATTAAGTAAAGGTTATGATTTAAAAAATAAAGAAAATATGACGCCAGGATTTACTACATCGTCACGAACTAGACCTCTTTTGATATCGAAGCTAGATATTTATTTTAGGGAAAAAGCGTGCACTATCAAATCTAAAAGATTAATTGACGAGCTTTTTGTTTTTATATGGAACGGCCATAAAGCAGAAGCTCAACGAGGATATAACGATGATTTGACAATGGCTTTTACAATTGCATTATATGTTAGAGACAATGCTATCAGACTGCATACTGAAGGATTGAATATGAATAAAAATGCAATTAATAATATAGTAAACACTCGAGGTGCTTACAAAACGTCCAACGCTAACGGAGACCCATGGAAAATGAAACTGGGTAACGATGACGAGGATTTAACCTGGCTATTATAGGAGTAAAATTAGATGGCTGATAAAACATTTTTTGGAAGACTACAAACACTATTTTCGACAGGTACGGTTGTACGAAGAACAGATTCAGGATTAAAGGTTTCAGACCTAAGTAAAGTGCAAGCAAATACAAAGCTTGCGACAAACAGATTAATCGATAGATATAATAGAATATATCAAGCAAACACTCACGGATATAACCAACAGGCTAATTTCCATACAATGAGACTTCAGCTTTATACTGATTACGAAATAATGGACGAAGATTCTATAATTTCTTCTGCACTGGACATTTATGCAGATGAGTCTACACTTAAAAACGAGTATGGAAATATTATAGAAATAAAAACAGATAATGAAAAAGTACAAAAGGTACTTAATAATTTATTTTACGATGTACTTAATATAGAATTTAATGCTTGGCCGTGGTTAAGAAACATGTGCAAGTATGGAGATTTTTATCTTAAATTAGATATAACAGAAAAAGTAGGTATAACAAATGCAGTACCTCTTTCATCATATGAAATGTTTAGAGAGGAAGGTGTAGACCCAGAGAATCCTGAAGTTGTAAACTTTACACATGACCCTACAATGGGAGGCGCACAAGGATATGGAAAGACTGCAAACAATCAAATGAAATATGAGAACTATGAGGTTGCTCACTTTAGATTGTTAAACGATATGAATTTCTTACCTTATGGTAAATCAATAATCGAACCTGCAAGAAAAACATGGAAACAGTTAACTCTTATGGAAGACGCAATGTTAATACACAGAATAATGCGTGCACCAGAAAAAAGAGTATACAAAATAGATATAGGTAATATACCACCAAATGAAGTAGAAGCATATATGCAAAGAGTTATTCAGAATATGAAAAAGACTCCATATATTGATGAAAAAACAGGCCAGTATAATCTTAAATTTAATATGTCAAATATGTTAGAAGATGTATACCTTCCTGTAAGAGGTGGACAATCAGGAACAGAAATAGATACTTTATCAGGTATGAGCTTTGATGGTATAGATGATGTAAACTATTTAAAAGAAAGAATGTTTGCTGCATTAAAGGTACCTAAAGCGTTTTTAGGATATGAGGAAGGAGTTGATGGTAAAGCAACGCTAGCCGCACAAGATGTAAGATTCTCTAGAACAATTGAAAGACTACAAAGAATATTTATTTCAGAGTTAACAAAAGTTGCAATGGTGCATTTGTACTCTCAAGGCTTTGAAAACGAAGAAATGGTAGAGTTCGAATTGTCAATGACAAATCCTTCTAACATTGCAGAACAGGAAAAACTAGAACTTTGGTCTACAAAAATAAGTCTTGCCGATTCTATAAAGAGCAATCAAATGATGTCAGAGGAATGGATATACAAAAATGTATACAACATGACCAATGAACAAATTGACAGAGAAAAGGTTTCTCTTATTGAAGATTTAAAACAGACGCTTAGAAGGAATCAGATAGAACAAGAAGGTAACGACCCAATGGAAACAGGTGAGGTACTAGGTACACCTCACACGCTTGCAACTCTCGACCCTGAAAATACTGATGGAGCAAATACAAGTTTATTTGGTAACATCGAAAATGAACCAGGTCAAGGAAGACCAGAAGAGCCAACATCATTTGATTCTCAAGAATCTGCACGAGGTAGAGACTCTGTTGGCAAGGAAGAAAGAAAAAGAGACACAAAGCTTTCTAACAATAAGTCTTTAAGAAGATTTGAAGGTAGAAATGTAAGAAATATGTTTAAGAAGGTAGAGCAAAAGAAAACATCACTTTTAAATGAAAGCAACATAATAGAAGAGGATATATAACTGAAGTACTTTATATTTATATAATATATAAAGATATATGCAGGAAAGAATTGATATGAAAGCAAAACACTCTAAATACAAAAACACAGGAATCATTTTTGAATTGCTTGTAAGACAGATAACAAGCGATACTTTAAATGGTGTTAAAACATCACCTGCAATAAAAATAATAAGAGAGTTCTTTAAAAAGAATACATCTATCAAAAAAGAATTAAACTTATACCAAACTTTGTTAAACGAAAAATTCGATACAGATACAAAGGCTGAAAAGTTTATTGATGCTGTATTAAAAGAAAGAAGTAGAATATCTCACACAGAGTTAAGAAAACAGAAGTATAATCTAATAAAAGAAATAAAAAACAACTATAATTTAGAAGAGTTTTTTAAATCTAAGGTAGAAAGTTATTCTGATAATGCTTCGATATATTGTTTATTTGAAAACAGAACTGCACCTGCACAATCAATTCGATTTAGATATAATCTTGTAGAAACAATTACAAGAAAAAACAAAAAGAAAAATAAGGTTGATGAAACTTACCAACTTTATTCAAAACAAGACAAAGATGTTAGAACGCTTTCATACAAAATAATGATTGAAAAGTTTAACGATAAATATGGAAATCTTTCAAAAGACCAAAAAACTTTGTTAAGGGAATATATTAATAATATTTCAAATACTACAAAATTAAAAACTTATTTACATTCTGAAATAGATAAAACATCAAGTTCTATAGAAAATTTATCTAACAAAGTTTCTGACAAAATAGTTTCTATAAAGCTTAATGAAGTTGCAACACAATTAAATCTTATAAAAGAAGAACCTAAAATAAAAGATATGCATATGCTTTCAGTTTTAAGAGCTTATGATTTAATTAAGGAGACTTTTAATGTCATTAAATAAAAAATTAGACAACATGTTTAAAGAGCAGCAATTGACAGAAGCTAAAGATAGAAAACTGAACAAGCTTTTTTTACAGTCTATAAAGGCATCTGCTAAAGATGGCGAAGATAAATTGTATAAGTTATCACAAGACTGGGAAGATTGGAATCAAGATAACGATGACAAGTATGATGATTTAGTTGACCCTTTATTTGCCGCAATTGAACTAGTACAAGATGCTGGCGAACCTGGTAAAAATAATGTAGTAAAAGATAAAGAATACTACAGCTATATCAAATCAGCTGATAAGATTCTTAAGAAATTCAACAAGGAAGTTGCTAAAGCTGCAAAGCTTCATAAAGAAGAAATAGGTGAAGCTAACACTACTGCTGATGCAGGAGGTGAATACAACACTAAATATGCTTTTGGAAAAAAGAAGAAAAAAGATTTAACAAAAGGTCTTATGGGATATAAACCAGTAAGTGAATCTAAGTTTATGAAAATGGCAAAGCTTACAATGTTAAATGAAGCTAGCTATAAAGATTATAAAAAAGATGAATCTTTAAGTTCAAAGCAAAAAGTAAATAAAGCAATTAAAGAAGTTAATGGAAAGTTATTTAGAATTGAAAGAATAATAAACCAAAACATTAAGCTTAAAAGCGAAACAGGTATTGACGAAACTAAATACTGGAAATCTACAAGAGAGAATCTAGAAAAAATCTCTGCAAAGATGGAAAGACTATCTGAAAAACTAAGGGGATTCTAAATGGCTAAGCAGGTACTTATAGATTATACAAACTTTGATATTACACCACAGATGATAACGGAGTCAGAAAAAATTAATGACGGAAGAGTTATTGTAACAGGTGTATTACAAAGAGCAGGAGCTAAAAACCAGAATGGTAGAGTATATCCAAAAGAAGTTTTAGAAAGAGAAGTAGAACAATATTCTCAAGTACAGATATCAGAAAATAGAGCTCTTGGAGAATTGGACCATCCAGAATCATCAGTAGTAAATCTTCAAAACGTTTCACACAATATTAAAAAAGTTTGGTGGAATGGAGATGATGTAGTAGGTACTGTAGAGGTATTAGGTACACCATCAGGAAATATACTTAAAGAATTATTAAAAGCAGGTGTTAAATTAGGAATTAGCTCAAGAGGATTAGGTTCAGTAAAGCAGCTTTCAGAAGACGGAACACTTGAAGTACAGGATGACTTTGAATTAGTATGCTGGGATTTTGTCTCTAATCCATCTACACACGGTGCTTTTATGAGACCAGTTAATGAGTCTATTAACGAATCAAAACAAGATATTTATATAGGAAAATATGATAAAGTTACTAACATAATCAATGAAATGCTTTGTGACTTAACATGTAAATGTTCATTACCAACAAGGAGTAAATAATATGAAATTAAGAAATATGATTAACGAATCTTCTGACAAACCTAAAAGAATGACGGAAGAAGAAAAACAAAAAACATTAGAGGCTGTTTCTAGATTTAATGAGTTAGGACAAAATGTATATAAAACTCAAGAAATAAAAGAATTAGTAGAAAATATTAAAACTCTTTCTGAAAATGCAAGTAGAATGGCAATAGAAGAAACAGCTGATTGGTTTGATGCTGTATCTGTAAAAAGAGATACAAAAGCAATTTCTGATTCTGTAAAGGTATTTGAATCTACATTTACTGAAATATCTACATTGCAACAAAGACTGGAATCTGTGTTTGAAGATATAGGCACAAAGCTTGGAAAATATTATGAAATCTCAGAAGCTATGGATGCTGTTGGTAAAGAAGACGGTGATATAGATAATGATGGTGATGAAGATGAAACAGACGATTATTTAGCTAACAGAAGAAAGGCAGTTGCAAAAGCAATCGCAAATGAATCTAATAAATCTGACAAGCTTGAAAAGATAGTAGCAGAAGCATTTGAAGGTTTATCAAATGTAGTATCGGCTCCAGGTGTAGGATTAAATCTTAAAACTGAAGCTGCTCCAAAGATGAAAAGCTCAAGCGAGGAAAAACAAATTGGCAATATAATGAAGATGGTTTCAAATGCTAAAAAAGGCGGCGGCTCAGGAAGATATGGAAAAGAATTTGACGCTGCAAAGAAAAAAGCACTTAAGGCAATTAAAGATATGTTAACTTACTCAAAGATTGGAGCATAAACGTGGAAGAGTTAAAAGAAGAAAAATTACGAAATCTAATTAGAGAAGAAATAATGAAATCTTTAATTACAGAAAAATTTGCATCAAAGAAAATAACTCAGTTATTTAAAATGATGGATTCAACAGATCAGAGATTTTTTGCTTCAACTGCTAAAACTAGAGGATTCGCTTGGTCTGATGTAGAAGATGAAAATGTAGGCACAGGCGCAAGCTCTTCTAATGATTATATGAATATCTTTGTATTAGATAATGATAAAGAAAATCCATATAAACGAACTAGTGAATACGGAAGACTTAGAAAAGGTATTATAGGAATTACTATAGGTAAAAAATCTATGTATTGGCCAAAGCAAAGATATTCATCACCTGATAGCAAAATCGGTAATCAGCAGAAATCACTCGACAATTTTAAAAGATATTCTCAAGTAGCTGACAGAGTAATAAGCATTGCACTATCTGATATACCTACAGCCAAAGAAAAGCAAGCTGCTAGAGCAGAAGCTCAAAAAGGTGCTACAGCATTGATGCAAGCTAGAGATGTTGCCAACGCAAATCATAAAAGATATAAAAAAGCTTTAACTATGAAAGTTGCAGCAACAGGCGCAGAAGGTATGGAAAAGCTTATGGCTCAAGCTGCTAAGGTAGTTCAGCAGGTAATAGATAAAAATACACAGATGCTTAAAAAAGGCAAATACCAAACATCATGGGATACATATAAAACTGTAACTGATAGATACTCTAGAATGGTTGACGCATATGTAAGATACAAGCAAGAATTCGCCGCTGCAGAAAAAGAAAAGGCAGCAATGAAAGGAAAAGATGTTGATACATCTTGGAGAACTGATTACGTTGCAAACTACATGAAAGAAATCAAAGATTATTATACTGACATGCTACAGAAAGCTAAGATAGTTAATCAAGGTGAATACAGAGACATAGTTAAAGAGTCTATTACAGAAGCTAATCCAGATGGAACAATATCACCTGACGAAGATAAGAAAAGAGCAATGCTTGTTAAGGCTTCAGTTAATAATATGAAAAAGTTTGTTAGCGACATTCAAAAACAAGCTGATAAGATTGGTGGTTCATTTAGAAGTCCTGGTATTAGAGCAGAGGTTAAAAAAGCAATTAAAGGTATATTTGATAACCTATAACAAATAAAAAATAACAATTATATAAAAAGTCCGGTGTATGTTTTCATATGTCGGATTTTTTTATTATATTAGATATAAATTAAGTTATAACTAAATTATAAGGAATTATGAAAAAAAGATTTAATAATCGTAAAAGACTTGCAAGACACGACTTTTATTTACCAGGTTGTCCTGAAGGAGTAAAAGTACCTGACTCAAGTCCATTTGCTTTAGAGAAAGCAATGAAGTATCTTAAAAAACAACTTAAAGATTCAGATAAGATGTTAAGATATAAAGCAAAAAAAGAGTATATAAAACCTACAACAAAGAAAAGAGAGCTTATGAATGAAGCCAAAAGAAAAGAGGCTTACAGACAGCGAGTATCTCAGAGAGTTGAAAAAGGCTATGTTTGGACAGCAATGACTAAGTACGGCGCAATGTAGTAAATAATACTTACAATATTTTAAGAAAGAGGCAATTTTTAGCCTCTTTTTTAGTTTTTGAATATTTGCATATATATTTATATAAACAATATAATATGCAAAAAATGTATTATCTCTTATATAATACAGCATATCAAACAAAATCCCTATTAAGGTTCATAATAACCTTATTTCCCGAACAATTTATTAAAGGAGAAAAATAATGTCAAAAGACTTATTAAAAGAAGCTATTGCTGACGCAAAGGCGGTTCGTTCAACTGCAATTGCAAATGCTAAACTTGCTTTAGAAGAGGCATTCACTCCACGTATTCAATCTATGCTATCAAACAAAATCGCAGAAGAAATGGATGATATGGAAGAGACTGAAGAAGATGCTATGGAAATGGCAATGGACACAGACGAAACATACAAAAACGAAACTGACGATATGGATGAGATGGGTGATATGGAAGAAACTGACGAAGTTGAAGAAACTGACGAGTTAGAAGAATCTGAGAAAGAAGTTGAAGAAACTGAAGACTTAGACGAGGCTGACGAAATGGAAGAAACTGATACTGAATTAGAAGAAATCATCAAAGAGCTAGAAGAAGATGAAGACGGCGAAGAAGTTAACGAGACTGAAGAAGTTGAGGAGACTGAAGAGCTAGAAGAATCTGAAGAAGAAATGGAAGAACTAGACTTGGACGAAGTAATCAAAGCATTACAAGAAGAAGACGAAGTTGAAGAAACTGAAGAACTTGAAGAAACTAAAGAAGATGAATTAGAAGAAGCTTACAATGTAATCAGATTTTTAAAATCTAAAATCAATGAAGTTAACCTACTAAATTCTAAACTACTTTATTCTAACAAATTATTTAGAACTAACAACTTGTCAGAATCACAAAAGATGAAGGTCATCGAAACATTTGATAGAGCAAATTCTGTAAGAGAAGTAAAACTAGTTTATTCTACGTTAGCTGAATCTATTTCAGGATATACTCCAAAGAAAAAATCAATGAACGAAGGCTTAGCATCAAAAGCTGTTGCGTCAACAAAACCATCTAAAGATGTTATTGTTGAATCAAATGACTTTGCAACTAGAATGCAAAGGTTAGCAGGTTTAAAATAATATTAACGACAAACAAATAAGGAGACTTAAAAATGTCAACAAACATTAACAATTTATTACAAGATTCTCAAGCACAATTTGCTGCTCAGAGAAATCAAACTAAAGGTCTTGTAACTAAATGGGAAGCTACTGGTCTTTTAGAAGGAATTGGAAAAGAGTATGACAAACACAATACTGCAATTCTTTTAGAAAACCAAGCTAAACAACTTATTTCAGAATCTAATGCTATCGATACTGGTATTAATAGAGAAAACTGGAATGGTGTTGCACTTCCATTAGTAAGACGAATTTTCGCTGAAATTTCTGCAAAGGAATTTGTTAGCGTTCAACCAATGAATTTACCATCAGGATTAGTATTCTGGTTAGACTTCCGCTATGCAGGTTCTGCTGGTGTAGGTAAAGGACGTCACGCAAACGGTGATTCACTTTTCGGTGCTTCAGGTAAAGACAAAGCAAACTTAACGGATGGACTTTACGGTGCGTTCTCTTCATCATTAGTTGGTGAAGGTGCTGGATTCTCATTAGCAAAAGTAAAAGTTGCTGTATCTAACTCATCTGATTTAGCTGCTGGTGTATTAGACCTTGCAGGTACTTTATCTTTCCCAGATGCTCCAACTGAAGTAGACTATGATTTAGCTGGTGCTTTCTATGTTATCTCAGGTTCAAATGTATATACTGCATCTGCTTATAATGGCTCAACTTCTGTAACGTTTAACTTAGTAGGTGCTGGTACAGCTATGGCTTTACCAGGAACTGGTGGTGATTTATTCTACTACAAGAATACTACTAATGCATTAAACAGAGGTGATTTTGAAGATACTGCACAACCAGAAATTACTGCTACTTCAGGCGATTTAGAAATTCCTGAATTAGATGTACAATTAACTCAAGAGGCTTTAGTTGCTAAGACTAGAAAATTAAAAGTTAAATGGTCACCAGAATTTGCACAAGACTTAAATGCTTATCATTCAATTGATGCTGAAGCAGAATTAACGTCTATGCTATCTGAATACATCTCAATGGAAATCGATTTAGAAATCTTATCAATGCTTACATTAGCTGCAAAGAAAAGTGGATTCACATCTAACTTCTTAGCTGCTACTCCAACAGCTGGTGAGAAATACGGTGACGCATTCGGACAGTTAGGTATTGCTATGCAAGCTATGTCAAATGCAATTCACAGATCGACTATGAGAGGTGGTGCTAACTTCGCTGTATGTTCACCACAAATCGCTACTTACCTAGAGTCAATGGCAGGTTATACTGCTAACACTACTGGTGAGGCTGCTGAATTTGCAATGGGTGTTTCTGCAATCGGTTCACTTTCTAATAGATTCACTATCTACAAAAATCCATACTGGACAGGTGATGATATCTTATTAGGATTCAAAGGAAACCAATTCTTAGAAACTGGTGCTGTATTTGCTCCATACATTCCGTTAATCATGACTCCGTTGGTTTATGACCCAACTAACTTTACTCCACGTAAAGGTGTTATGACTAGATACGCTAAGAAAGTTGTAAGAAACGACTTCTACGGTGCTATCACAGTTAACGATAATGCTTGGTCAAGCTCATTCGGTTTACCTGCATAATCTAAATTAGATTAATTATATTATTAAAGGAGCCACTTAATTGTGGCTCTTTTTTTATGTCTGCATATTTATAGTAAATACAATGGAGGTTTATTATGGCAAAACAAAATATAGAGAAAACACCACCAAAAGGAAATGTTAAATTCTCAATCACATTATCAGAAGAACAAAAGGCAGCAAAGCAGGCAATGCTACACCATCCTTATAATTTTATAGTAGGAAAAGCAGGTAGCGGTAAAACACTTTTAGCATGTCAGGTAGCATTAGATATGTTCTTTAAGAGAATGATAAATAAAATCATTATAACAAGGCCAACAGTATCTACAGAAGACAATGGTTTTTTACCTGGTAGTGAAAAAGAAAAAATGGAACCGTGGTTGGTACCTATTCGTTCTAATATGAGAAAGGTATACAATAAGCCAATGATACTAGAAAAAATGGAAAACCAAGAAGATATAGAGCTAGTATCACTTGCACACTTTAGAGGTAGAACATTTGAAAATTCTGTTGTAATTGTAGATGAGTTTCAAAACCTAACAAGGTCACAATTAAGAATGGCGCTAGGTAGATTAGGTAAAGGTTCTACAATGATATTTTGTGGAGATAACCAACAAATAGATTTAAAGGACAAAAACTATTCAGCAATACATGATATAGCAAAAATTGCAGATTCAGAATATGTATACAAACGAATACTATTAGACAACCATAGACATCCAGCAATAGACGAGGTATTTGAAAGACTAATGGGAATGTAAAAGAACTTAGTACTTGATATTTATATAAAAGTAAAATAGGGAATATAAAATGGCAAACATAGCAATATATGACGGAGCAGCAAATTCAGGTTCAGTATCAGGAAGCACACCTTTTGGTTTATATGATACAGATTTAACATATCTTACTGCATCTGCAAATACAGCTAATTGGTGCGCTAAAAGATTAGGTTACCCTGTTACAGATATAGAAATACAAAACATACAGTTCTTTGCATGCTTTGAAGAAGCTGTAACTGAATACTCTGCACAAGTAAATAGATTTAATATAAGAGAAAATTTATTAAGTGCACAAGGTAATTCTACAAGCAAAAACTATACTCACAAATTAGTCGACCCTAACTTAGGTAGAATAATAGGTTTGTCAAAGCAATATGGCTCTGAAGCAGGAAGTGGTGGTACAGTAGATTGGAGAACAGGTCATATAGTTACAACTGCAAGTCAGCAGACATATGATTTAACAACTGTACTTACAGGGTCAGATGGAACTACAGAAACAAATGATATAGAAATAAAAAAGGTATTTCATGAAATAACACCTGCATCAGATAGACACTACGACCCACAATATGGCGCTGATTATACTATGAACTCATTTGGCTGGGGAGGAACAATGGTAGGTGTACAATATTTAGCAATGCCTATCTATGATGAATTACTTAAAATACAGCAGACTGAATTTAACGACCTTGTTAGAAAATCTGCTTATACATTTGAAATACAAAACAACAAACTTAAAATACATCCTATACCGGCAAGTACTCATAAGTTTTATATACAATATATACACACATCCGATAGAAATACATTAGTCACAGCATCTGCAGTTTCTGACTATTCTAACATGGGATACGGTAATATGACATATACAAATATAAATGAGCCAGGTAAACAATGGATAAGAAAATATACACTTTCATTAACTAAACAAGTATTAGGTTCGGTAAGAAGTAAATATTCATCAGTACCTATTCCTGGAGCAGATGTTACTTTAGATGGCGATACAATGAGAGCAGAAGGCATTGCAGAAGCTGAAGCATTAATTGCTCAACTAAGAGAAGACTTAGAGGCAACATCTAAAAGAATAATGATTGAAAAAGAAAGCGAAGTAAATAATTTTCAACAAGAGATGCTTAATAAAGCACCACTTAATATATACATAGGATAATATGGCACTATTTGGAGGCAGCAGAGATATAAGTCTTTTTAGACATTTAAACAGAGAGTTGATTAACGAAATCATAGATACTCGATGTGATATCTTTAAGTATTCAATATTTGACACTAAAGAAAATCTATATGGCGAAGCTTTAGCAAAAGTATTTAAGCCTGGCGTAAGAGTTGCAGGTTTAATCGAGCAGGAAGGAAAAGAATATACATCAGAAGATATAGGTTCAGATTATTCAAGACAGATTAAGTTTTCATTTTTAAGAGATGACTTAGCTTCATTAGAAATAGGGACTATACAGAATACTGAAAATCCAAATGAAAATGCACAAAATGCAGATGTATTCTTTGAAGTAGGCGATGTTATATTTTGGGATGGAAAATACTGTGAGGTAGACGAAGTAAGACAAGGCCAGTATCTATTTGGGAAAAATCCAGATACAGATAGCAATGGTGGAACTCACGGAGCAAATTGGTCTGTAGTAGTTCAAACACACGAGATGAGAAGAAGTAAAATCAATACACTTGAAAATGTTAGAGCAGGATATGATGAGCATATTCTAAGTACAAAAACTAAATTAGACGAACAGAGAGGTGGACTATATGGCTAGTAACGAAGAAGCACAAAACGTCAATAGGTCAAATCAGATACAAAGAGACGATAATATAAAAAACTTATCTGTAAGTCTTTATGATGTTGATTCTGTAATTAAATATTATTTTGACAATGTAATACAGCCAAGTGTTATTGAAAACAATCAAAGAGTAAATGTACCTATAGTATACGGTTCACCTGAAAGATGGAAAACAATACAGAAAACAGGAATATATAGAGACAAAAAAGGAAAAGTTCAGTTTCCAGCTATAGTATACAAAAGAACAAGTGTAGAAAGACGTAGAGATTTAGGAAGCAAAGTAGATACAAACAATCCTTTGTATTATGGTTTTCAAAGAAAATATACATCAAGAAACAAATATGATAAATTTGATTTGCTAATAGGTAGAAAACCTCAAACTGAATTTCACAATGTTGTAATACCTGATTATGTAAAGCTATCATACGATTGTATTATATTTACAGAATATTTAGAACAATTAAATAAGATAGTAGAAGATGTAAATTATGCTGCAGACCAATATTGGGGTGAAGGTGACACATTTAAGTTTCTTTCTAAAATTGACAGTTTTGATATTGAATCTGTTGCAAATCAAGGAGAAGACAGACTGTCAAAATCTACATTTACATTAACAATGAATGGATTTGTAATACCTGACAATATACAAAAAGCAATGAGCAACTATAATCCTAAAGATTATGGAAAAGTAAAAATAAATGTTAACAGTGAAACAGTTTCGTCATTAGAGGATATAAATAGAAATCAATCCAGAGACGAATCTGAATTTTAAATAAGTTATAAGGAGAATAAAAATGGCTAAAGAAAGCACAAAGTTTACAGAAGATGAAATGAAAAAAATCAAAGAATTTAAAGGACTATATGATACAATGACTATAAGAATGGGACAGGTATCTGTAGAACGAATGGTTCTAGATAAAACAGAAAACGATATAAAAACAAAGTGGAACGAGACTTTAGACAGCGAAAGAAAGTTTGTCGACAGTCTTTCAAAAAAGTATGGACAAGGCTCAATAGATTTAGATACAGGCGTTTTTATGCCAGCAAATTAAATACTTTTGAGTTTTAATCAATATATTTATATTAGAATTGGTATGACCACGACAACTAAATTCTTATTATAGGAGATAAATAAATGGCTGAAAAAATAATTAGCCCTGGTGTATTTACAAGAGAAAATGATTTATCATTTGTTCAGCAGGGAGTCGCTCAAATAGGTGCCGCAATAGTTGGCCCTACAGTAAAAGGTCCTGCAATGATACCTACTCAAGTATTTTCATATTCTGAGTATCAAGCATTGTTTGGAGAATCTTTTAAATCAGGTAGTAATTACTATCAATACTTAACGTCTATTACGGCAAAAGAATATTTAAAACACGGTGGCCCTGCTACTATTGTTAGAATTCTAGACCCTGCAACTGCTATGAACGCATCTGCAAGTACTCACCTAGAAAGAACAACTGTAGCTGCTATATTACCTTCAGGTTCACTTACAATAGCTGCAAATCTATCTGACGGCGATGTAATAGAGTATACTGCATCAACTGGTATAGAATACCAATTTAACGTTGTTGATACACCAGTACCACCAAATAACACATCAACAACACCTGCAATTTATTATGTTGAGGTAGGTGCTGACTTAGGTACTACTTATGACAACTTTATTACTGGTAACGGAACAACATTTGCTGCAATAACAGGAGATACTGCAGTTTCTGAATCAGCTGGTACATTAGCATTTAGTGGTTCATCATCTGTTGGAGAGATTACAGTTACTGGTTCAGGTGCATTTGGTACAACTCTTACAACAGTTAATCAAGTTGCTGGAGTTAGTGCATTAGCATTGAAACCTGGAGTTGCAGCATCAGGCTCAACATACACATCATTTGCAAAATCATTCGATGTAAAAGCTCACACTGATGGTGTAATTATGAACAGCCGACCAGGTGATTCTGATACTACACTTAAAGTTTCATCAAACGATGTATTTGTTTCTACATCTCTTTCAGGTGTTGGTACAAAGCACGGTACAAAAGAAAATTTAAGATGGGAAGTTACAAATGTAAATGAGAAAAAAGGTACATTTACACTATTAATTAGAAGAGGTAACGACTCAAGCAAGAGAAAGGTAATTCTTGAAACATGGAATAACTTATCACTTGACCCTAACGAAAAAAATTATATTGGTGCAGTAATTGGTACTCAAAGACCAACTGTTGGAGACCCAACATCTGCTTCACCATATATACAACCTGCAGGAAACTATAAAAATCGTTCACAATATGTTTATGTTGATGAAGCTTCTATATTAAACACAGTCGATTATTTAGATGAAAATGGAGATATAAGAGATACTAATGCTACAGCATCTCTTCCAATTAATAATAGTTCAGGTTCTTTCTTTGGAGGAAGCAACGGTAATGGAACTGTAGCTCCAGCTAACTTCTATGAAAATTCTACTGAAACAAACTTTCAAGGATTTAATGTAGCA